TGTCTGGAGCTTGCATACCGAACTGCTGTGCCATATTTGCAGTGTTCTGGAATGCTGACTGTTGCATAGGCGTGAATGCGGCTACATCGTTACCGTAGTACGGTGTATAGCCAATGCGAGATGCTGCCTGAGATCGACCAATGGCCTCTTTCATGGCATCTTCGATCCATGGTGGAATAGTGGTTTCTTTAGTCTCACTACCACCAAAAAACATATCTAAAAGACCCATTGATAAATCCTCGTTATTTATATGTGCATATTAACACACATTTACTGATGTACTCTAGTTACGCTAAGTGTAACCGATGGAGTGGCAGGGGCAAATGCAGTGGCTGGAGCAGACTCCAATGTAACCGCTGTATCACTTGTTGCCCAAGCTACCTCTAGGTAGTCATCAGCGCTAATTGAAAACAATGCAGATCGGCTCATTACAATCGTTGCACCGTTATCTACAATCGATACCTTGATGGTTGATCCATCCACATCTGTGCCGTTAATGCGTGGCCAGAACCACAAGTTTTTAAGGCTTGAGTTAGATGATGTGATCTGCACAGAGAAGGACAGTAGGAATGTACCGCCTTTCTCGAATACTACACGGCTTGCAGGCGTACCAATCGATACACCGTCTGCACTAGAAATACCATCGAATGCAACCGTATAAGCTGTGTTAGCTGAGGCCGCAGTAATATCAGTGTTTGAGTAAGCAATACCTGAACCATCCTGTAGGACTAGCGGAATGAACTCACCATCAACAGATACTACTGGCGATTTCTGTGATTCATCCCAGATCAATATTCCGTTCTGTTTCGTATTCTCATCACCTCGTCTCCAGCGCAATGTATCACGCACACGCTGTAGGTAAGTAGATAATGTATTACCCCAGTCAGACCAATTGTTACCTGCTGGTACTGGTGGACGATCTATCATCGCTTACCTCCAGGCTTAGCCTCTAGTCGCATCGTTCCAACACGCCAATCATCGTTGCCAGTGGCTGTGACTCGCATCCTAACTTGTCGGCCAGTAAAGCGTACAGATGTTGGGTTGCCCATATCGTATGCACCGTATTCTCGCTCAGTATCATTTGGATGGAAGCGCGTCTTAAACGTAGCCTCTACCTGGCCTTGTGTTTTTTCATCTGGAATCATGCCAGTAACTATCATCACCTGATCGCCGGTGCCTATCGCTATAGGGCCAGTTTCTGCGTATGGTGTATCTGTGCCGTGCGTATAGCCAGACTCATGCTCTTTGATAATGAAAGTATCTGGGTCGAACCATACAGGGTTGGCAAATACACCCTGATCTACACCACAAGTACGGCTAAGTCTACCAATAGCCCAAGTACCTTCAATGTAGTTATAGCTTACGTAGCTATCTACTTCAGTGCTGTTAGATGAAACGTAGAACCACCACACCTCAGAGTATCGGCTATTAGGCACACAAAAAATATGAGAGGCATAATCTTTGTTTACGTTACCGAATACATAATCTGATACATCAGAGTTTAGCTTTGTTACTACAGCACCATCAAACATAAAGAAGTTACGGTTACCCATCCATACAGCACCGTTAAGCATTGCAGCGCCGGCTCTCTTACAGATAGCTCCACAACCAGAGCCTACACGCTCAAATCCGTATACGTATGGCGGCCCTATGTAAGTAGCGGCATGAGCATCTGTCGAAGTAATGATCAGAGTACGACCTTTAATTTTTACACCAAAGCGAATCTCGCCCTGAGTCTCAAGCTCAATATCACCAGCCTCGTTGGTTGAAGCGGCTGTCCAAGTCGTATTATCTTCTCGGTCAGACCATGCTATCTTGCGTGGATTACCACTAGCACCAAGCGCAAATAGGAAACGCTCTTCAGTTACCAGTACGCCAGAGTTAGATATAGGTGCGTTAGAGATAACCGCCGCTGGCGTTGGTGTGATTGTATCTAACTGCCATTCGTATAACTTACCGTCAGACGATGAGCAGGCTACAAGGTATTCACCCCAGTTATCCATCTGCCAGATAGTTGCTGGCACTGTTAGACCAGTATCGGGGCGCTCTGTGCCGTAGTTTCCTGTGCCGTATGTATATATACCGTAGCCTGTGGCTGGCGTTGCTACTTCTTGTCCTGCGCCAATGCCAGCAGGTGTTATATCGTATTGATTACCATCACCGTCATAAACATACAGCTCATTATACGTACCGACAGCGATATACTTATCACCTGAGTTATCCTGCCAAGCGTGCATACCGCGAGCGATTTCATCTAAAGCGCTGCTTGTTTTATCCTGCCAACCACCAACAGGACGCATCGTTCCATCAGTCCAGCGTACAAGGTTAGAGTCGATCCATCGACCAGCGCCTTGGTAATCTGTTCCGTTCTTGTATACACCAGCTGGTATCTGTAGCGGTATTAGTGCCATAATAGCAACTCCTTACGGCTTAACAGGCCAATCTGACTCTACTAGGTTCGGGAAGTTTTGGTTAGATGTAATGTCTCGCAGAGCCTGGCGATATGCAGCCACATCATCAGGCATGGTTACATCAGATAGAGCATAAAAGTCTGTTTCAGATAGTAATTCATTACGCATACTACGAACAGAGTTTGCCTTGCTATCTTCTTTAGCTTTAAGCTCATCAGTGGTTAAAGGAATTACGTTCCATCCTCGTTCCCATGAACTGCCAGATCCAGTTACATCTGCACGCTCTACTTTGTGCGTATCTCGGTTGTAATCAGGAATATCAAGCTCAGTAACCTTGTATACGTCATACGCAGCCAGAATGCTATCTGGAATATTGCGTGGGAATGATGTGTTTGGGTTATCTTTTCGCAGCTGCCCGATTGTGTATGTTTCAGGTGTTCCGCTTGTGGTTTTAATATACATGGTTATGCCCTATCGTTTTGAGTAAATAAATAAGAGAGCCTAAATATCCTAGTAGAAGTTCCACCGACATTAGGAATTAGGTCAAGAGAAACAAGATTCATTACTGTTTCATTGATTACGCTACCAGTTAAATCAACAGAAAATACAGCTAGATAATAATCATTACTATTCCTGAATATCATGGCCATATACTCAGAGTCGCCCAAGAACCTAGCCTCATACATTTCATCCATATCGGCCAGCTCTGGGTAATCTGTAATAAATTCAGATAAGCGATAGTTATCAGCAACATAGTAAGGCGACCACAAATCAAGGCGATGGGTGCCAACAGTTACAACAACATTACCAGAAACTTTATCTTCATCTGCCGCTGTAGGTGAAGCAGTGTATAAAGCTAGGTATCCAGTATATGTATAATTAGTTTCATTAATTATGCCGGAGATTCCCCACGACCAGTTGCTTCTATGCCAATCAATCTCTTTTTTATGCGTATAAACCATTACTCTATCTGGCGCACTTCTATCACCAATAGCGGCAACAGGCACCGTTCCAGCATATTCATCATACGCACTTATCTCAGTATCTACCTGCGCACCAAGAACGCCGGTACTGGTGTTGTAAGATATAGATCGCCCAAGAACTTCATTGTTAAACGAGTAAGTTCCGTCTCTTGAATGACACCACAAAACATAACCATCACCAGCAATAAACATCCTATCCGCATATGCCCGATAATAAGATGAAGTGGTTACAGCAGTCTGCACTTGAAGGCTATCTATAACCTCCATAGTGTCTGGGTTGACTGATGAAATCATCAGACGATCTATAGTATCGTCATAGCCGCCAAAGAAAAGAAGATCGTTTTCCGCATCATATACACAAGCAACAGGGTTACCATATGTCGCCATTGCATAATTATGGGTAGTTGTAATTGTAGACCCATCAGGACGTATGACTCGCTTTTTTAGCCTCCCATAGGAAGTTGAGCCGCTTTCGTAATCAGGCCACCAATATCTTTGACCGCCAACATCAACAGCCGCATAGCCGGATTGATCAGAGTCTGTATCCAAAGTGGCAAAAATCACTTCTTCGGTCTGTGTGTTGAATCGTATTTCTAGTGCGTACTGGTTTGCATCATCATTTGTTAATAGCAGCCTGTGAATATCAGGAACCGAGCCAGCCATAAACTTGCGTGAAATACTCATAGTATTAACCCAATGCCAATCCTGAAGTTACACCGTACCAAGTCGTACCACCATCATGTGTAAACAGCACAAATATATCTATGCCAGATGCAGTTGACGTGAGTGTTGGCGCGGCAGAGCTAGGCCATACAACAGAAGCCGGCCATGTGATCGTATATCCAGACGCACTAGCATCCTGCACCACTTTAATCGTCATGCCGTAGGCTGTACCTGTGCTTGGTGGATTAGAGAATGTAAGTGTAGTACTTTCTGTCAGCGTGTGGCTGAATACTGTCGCAGTAGAGCAATCGACAGTAGCAGCAGCACCAGAACTGGTAAACGTAGCATATGTCTCTTGGAACTGTGTTGGCTTTAAAGTAGTAAACACACCAGTGGATGCTGAGTTAGCACCGATAGGCGTACCATCAATAGCGCCAGAATTAATATCAATACCAGTGACAGGCGTAGTGCCGTCTAGCAGATCATCGATGCTATCAAGGTTGGTGTTTAGCTTAGTACCCCAAGAGTCAGCACTAGCGCCAACTTCTGGCTTAGTTAAGCCGTATGTAGTAGTAGTAGTATCTGCCATTTCTGACTCCTAATTAAGCGTATGGTGCTGTAGGCACTGTGATTGAATTTGCCGTTGGATCGTACCTACTATCTCCGATATATATTACCACATCATCTAAATAGCCGTACAAACAGTAGTTTGCCAGTTGTGATGAAGGCTGACCCATCAATGTAAGGCCAACATCTTGAGCAAATGTTGGGACGGTTGTACTTGTATCTACCCTAGTCCCATCAATGAACAGAGACATATTTGTTCCATCTGAGCATAGCGCAACATGGTACCAAGTCTGCGTAGAAACAGCGCCTGTAAGGTAGACTGTGCTGCCATTTATCCTTAGAACTAACTGCCCTGATTGCTCGCCAAACAGCATCCTGCCTGTAGATCCTGAGCTTAAATACTG